GGGGGGGGGGTAGGGTACTTTGATTGGGATAGGGCCATTGCATAGTCCATCCACGAATTTTACAAATATAAATACAGAAACAACAAATCAACAAGATACCTTAACTTTTAAAACCAACTGTTATAGAAACACCTCCATCTACGATTTTATCGTATTTGAGGATTTAAAGTAATATTATCTATCATTTCTGTAAAAATGAAAGATCTAACTAACTGATTTTTAAGGTATGTTAAAAACGATTTAACATCGTTATACCATGTGAACATTATGAACCTATACCCTACCCTCACCAATCTATCTAAACCCGGTATATGGGCAATTGTGAACGAGAGGGATCGTATTGTGTACCTATCTCAAAGTAATAATGTTCTATCTGCTGTATCTAGAAACATATCATCCATACACGATAAGTCGCATTCAACCCGTCGTTTGATACGTGATAAATCATTACTCAGTTTTGTATTTTTAGAAGAAGTAGCTACAGAAACAGATAGGAAATTAAGATTGAATTACTGGATAGATAGTTACAGAAACAGAGGATACACCTTCTACAGAAAGAAGAATGGTGAATGCTTGTATACCCCCAAGGTATTCATTACAACCGATTTTAAAGTACACGTAACCTTGGTGAACAAGCGTAATGATAAACTCGTTGTAGGTGTATTCAATACAATACAAGAGGCTAATCAATTCGTTGAATCAAATTACTCCAATACATTCTATTCAATCACCTACTCCAATAATACTCTCACCAAAGAGTATTACAAGAGTAAGAAGTCAGTGGTGTAGATGTATGGGTATATATGGATGTATGTATGGGTATGTAGTAAGAAATTCTCGAAATCCGAAAACTAATTTTCAGATTTCTTTTGTACCTTTTAAGACGCAACGTGTGGATACACCTCTGCGTTTGGTTACTGGATTCATCGTCGGTAATCACTTCGTCGATGACCGCGACTCGCATTTGATTTGCTCGTCGTTGAACTTCGTAATGTTACTTTGATTACTGATCGTGTAATCTTGATTATAGTTGGTAAATGCACATAACTTATTGGAATTATTATGGAAACACTGATTTTGGTACTAACGCTGTTCTTCGGTCTTATGATTTTCTTAACATTTATAGGTATGGCAACGGCTGAAATCGAAAGAAAACAGAAAGAAGAATACGAAAAGAAGCGTAATATAAGAAGCTGTCCACCCCACAGATGGACATACCATCCTGTTTACGAGAAGTTGAGTTGTATTGATTGTAACTTAACTCCAGGGGTCAATGGAGGAGAACATGAACGATAAGATTAGAAGACTACATAAACCTCAGTCTAATAAGTATCAAAAATTAAATAATCCATCTAAACTAAAAGATTATTCTCAAACTTTAGATGCTGCTAAGTACGGGTTGCTAGAAACCTTAGTGTTCACCCCTACTACAAACTTAATATACTACTCCCATCTACCCTTCATAACCGTAAAACCAAATACAAAGAAAGGAGATTAAAATGGAGTCAGATAAAAGGCTATGTAAACTTTGCAATGAATTAAAGATTCGTACAATGATAGGAAAATACCCTGATAATAGAAACAAGAAATTTGCAGATGAAACAGGCAAGTTATGGAATGGGTCAATCTGTGGAGCGTGTAACGTCAAGAGATCCCATGCTAACATGAAGAAGTTAAGAGAAAGAATTAAATCTAATGAAAAATAAAAAACTAGCAGCTTTCATTGCTATTATACTAGGAGCTGTGTCTTATTTCACGATTCCTATAAAAAGTATCGATAGAGATTTTAATGAGCATTATAAGAGTTTTATGGGGCTATACAACCAACATTGCCCAGAAAGAAAGATACCACTCCAGTTCAAACTTCACTACAGACGTTTAAATGGAAGTATGATTGGCCTTTGTACTAGACGGCCCGGAAGTGCGGTTGTAGCAATAGATCCGATCTACTGGATGATTTCTAATGACTTGGTACAGAAACAGCTCATGTACCACGAATTGACTCATTGTTTGCTCGATGTCGCACACATAATCGATCCTAGAAGATCGCATTATATGGGTCCTTACATGGAAGATTTAACAGAAGAAGAACTACTAGAACAAACTGTTGAAATAATGAAAGAAGTTTGTAGGGTTTCTTAGTATTTCCAACGTCTTACTTTATCATCACGGATATCTACGTGTAGAAAATTGCTAGCAACTCCAATCGATTTGAACTGTACTTCTGCAACTTTAAGTAGTTCTCCGGGTGTTAATCTAGAAACAGAGATGTCTGCCGCATCCCCCTTCTCGTGGGTGCTTTTTTTAGCCACCACTGTAGATGTTCCGTTATTACGAATCTCTTCCTGTCTTTTTTGACATCTGTACCCAGAGGTTACTCTCATCGGACTTTGCACATAATCTCGGATTTTGGTTAGTCTTTCTATTAAATCGACCGAGATCTTTTGGTCAATACAATCGTCGTTTTTACATTGACAGGCAAATTCATTGGTTTTGAACCAATTGTTAATCCAAAGGATTTCACCCTTCTTCCAAACATAATACCCGTTCTCTTGATTAGCGTTGCTCATAGTGTAAGTTGTTGTTTCTACCAACTATTATTAGGATCGTTTCACAAGACAATTCCAACAACCACATTAAGGTGTTATATTAAGTGGACACGTCGCCTGAAATCATCCAACTTTTATTATGAAAAAATACAGCGTAATCAAACTAGTGGTTTTAAGTTCTTTTGTATTATTTTTCGGTCGCTTGCTCCTTAAAGGGGTATCTTTTGAAGATTCTCTAGTTGTTGGTGTTTTGGGTGCTCTTTTGGGTTATCTTGAATATAACAATGGACAGAAGGAAATTCAAGAGATGGCTGAAAAATTTGCATCTATAACAGATCAAGTGGAACAGTCTAAACGTGATTTAGATGAGTTGCGTTCGCACGTTTCTACGGTAAAGCTAGCGCAGCAGATTAGAAGTTCTTCGAGATTATAATGTCTGACCAAATGGATAAAATGCTAGAACAATTTAAAGATTTAGCATCATTGCAAAAGTATGCTGATGCTCAATATAAGACCATTTTATCCCTCACAAAAAAACTTAAAATTCTCGAGCAAGAAAATAATGACTTAAAGGATATTCTAGAAAAAACCACACCGGTTTTAAACGAGGATAAAAAAACCTTTAGTCTACCTGCAGTAGAAGCTGCGTCCAGTGAAGAAATGATCGCAAAGGTACAGCTCTCTAGGTTAAATGAAATCTCTTTAGATAGAGAATTAACCCTAGAAGAAGCAAAAAGAGTTGAAATATTTTCTAAAATTTTGACCTCTAAAGGTACAGACAAACCAGCTTTGATACAGCTTCAAAAAATGGATAGTTCTGATCTTTTAAAGGCATTAGAAAATGAGTCAGTCCAATAAACCTAAAATTAATAAAAGAGATGCAATTGCTGAACTTTGGGCTAGAGGTGAACTTTCTTGGAAGTGTCACTCTATCCAGAAAGAAATGCGGCAAATTTTCTACAATTCAGAGGACAACTCCACTCTAGTCTGGTTATTGGCTCGGCAAAGTGGAAAATCCGTACTATTAGCAAGTGTTGCGTTAGAGCAATGTTTGCGTCAACCCAATTCAATTGTTAAACTTTTAACAGACACAAAGCTACACGCGCAGAGCATTTTTGATCCAATCTTTAAGATGCTCTTGGAGGATTGTCCTGAGCATTTAAAACCTACTTACATTGAAAGTAAGTTTGCTTATACATTCTACAACGGAAGCTCAATTCAGTTAGCCGGTAGCGATAATAAGCACTATGAACGTCTAAGGGGACAAAAATCCGATTTGGTGCTCGTGGACGAAGCGGGATTTTGCGATAATTTGAATCATATCGTCAAATCGATTCTATTGCCCACATTAACACACACCGGGGGTAAGATTGTCCTAGCCTCTACCCCACCAACAGATCCCGACCATGACTTTTATACTTTTATTGAACGCGCAGAATTAAATGGTGTATTAACTAAAAAAACAATTCACGATAACCCTCTTCTGGATCCACAGCAAGTTCAAAGAATTATTAAAGAAATGGGTGGAGAAAACTCCCCACAGTTTCGCCGTGAGTATCTTTGTGAAGTAATCCGCGAAGAGGAGAATGTCCTTTTCCCAGAGTTCGATGATGAACTAGAAAAAGAGATAGTAAAAGAATGGCCTAGACCACCATTCTTTGATTCTTATGTCTCCATGGATTTAGGTTACAAGGATCTAACTGTTCTTTTGTTTGGGTATTACGATTTTAGAGCGGATAAAGTTATCATAGAAGACGAAATAGTTCTTTCGGGAAAAGAAATTCAGTTACCAAAATTAACCGAATCTATTCTTAAAAAAGAACATGAGCTTTGGGTTGATCCTTTGACTGGAGAAAACCGTCCTCCGTACCTAAGGGTTAGCGATATTAATTATATTGTCACTCAAGAAATATCTAGGATTTCTAATGGGGAAGTTTATTTCGTTCCCACTAAGAAAGACGATAATGAATCCGCATTGAATAATCTTCGAGTGATGCTAGCCACTAAAAAAATCATCATTAATCCAAGATGTAAGACGTTAATTCGTCACATCAGAAACTGTAAGTGGAAAAGTGCCGATAAAAAATCGACATTTGCTAGATCCCCGGACAATGGACATTACGACGCCGTTGATGCTGCAAAATACCTAGTTAGAATGATTTCCTATACAAAGAATCCATACCCTAGCTACTATAATGCGACAATGCGTGACTCTTTTGGTAACTCTTTATCTAAAAAAGATACCTACTCTCAGTCCATGGAGAGTGTATATAAAACAATTTTCAATGTTAAGAGAAGAAAATAACAACTATTATAGAAACTAGGGGTTATTTAATGGATACATCTTCCCAAAAACCTGAAACTATTAACGAATCTGAACAATATTTCGCTTCTAAAAAAGCCGAGGATTGCGCTAGAACCTTATTAGCCAAGGGTGAAAGTTTTTTCAGTGCATTACGTGCTAATGCTTATTTAGACAAAATGATGAGAATGTGGAGAGCATACCACGGAGCCTGGTCTACAGACGTGGGTTATGGCCATGCAGTTCAATTCACTGGCGAACAGGGTGAATTGGTGCAATTAAATGTTAATCATTTTAGAAATATTGCACAACACATGCACACAATGATCACTGCGAATCGTCCTATCATGGAAGCTCGTGCAATTAATACTGATTATAAATCCTTAGCACAAACTTATGTAGCTAATGGTATTTTAGATTACTACATGCGCGAAAAACACCTCGAGACTGCTTTTAAACGAGCGGCTGAAATGGCTATTGTTCTCGGTGCTGGATTCGTTAAACTGGAGTGGAACGCTACTGCGGGGGAAGCATACGACGTTGACCCTGAAACCGGTGAATTTGCTTACGAAGGTGAGCTAGAGTTTACGAACTTGTCTCCTTTCGACGTTGTAGTGGACGGTACAAAAGAGACTTGGAATAATGAGTGGATTTTAGTGCGTTCATTTCAAAACAGATACAACTTAATGGCGAAATACCCTGAACTAGCAGAAAAAATAAAGGGTGTAAAATCAAAAAGCCAAAGTGGTGTTTATCGTTTATCTGTTTTTAGTAATGACGACACTGATGATATCCCAGTTTATGAGTTTTATCACAAAAGAACAGAGGCTCTTCCAGAAGGAAGATACATGCTTTTCGTTGATTCCGACATTGTTTTACTAGACACAAGGATGCCTTATCGCGTTCTACCCGTGTTTAGGGTAGTTCCTAGTGAAATTTTAGGAACGCCATACGGCTACACTTCCATGTTTGATGTTTTCCCGATTCAAGAAGGGATTAATTCTCTTTATAGCACCATCATGACAAACCAAAACGCGTTTGGTGTTCAGAATTTATGGGTTCCACGAGGTGCAGATATTTCTATTGAAAGTTTATCTGGTGGTATGAATATCATTGAGGGTAACTCAAAACCAGAACCTCTACAATTAACTCAAACTCCTGCGGAAATATTCAACTTTTTAAATTTACTAGTACAATCGGCTGAAACTATCTCCGGTGTCAATAGCGTTACTCGTGGTAACCCAGAAGCATCATTGAAATCCGGTACTGCTTTGGCTCTCGTGCAGTCCATGTCTTTACAATTCATCTCTGGTTTACAACAAAGCTACGTTAAATTGATCGAAGACACAGGCACCGCGATTATCCAAATATTAAAAGACTTCGCTGTCACCCCAAAAGTTATTGCTTTGGTGGGTAAAAACAATCGCCCACTCTTACGCGAGTTCACCGGAGAAAGTATTTCGGCAATTAATAGAGTAGTTGTCGATGTCGGTAATGCCCTTTCGCGTACAATCAGCGGACGAGTTCAAATGGCAGAACAGATGCTTCAGATGAACCTCATTAAATCACCCGAACAATATTTCCAAGTTATGAACACTGGGAAAATTGAGACAATGTTTGAGGGTGAAATGAATGAAATGCTATTAATTAAATCTGAAAATGAGATGATGCTAGACGGTAAGGATGTGATCGTTTCGCCGTTGGATAAACATCGTCTTCATATTAATGAACATAAAGCGGTTCTATCTGATCCTGACTTTAGAAAAGATCCAGAACTAGTTAGAAACGTTTTAGATCATATTGAAAAGCACTTGAACTCATTAAGAGAAACGGATCCGGCCCTATTGCAATTGGTTGGTGAACAACCTCTTCCGCCACTAGGATTGCAACAAGGCCCACTTCCTGGTCAGGAAATGCCTTCTAATCAGTCGATTCAACAATCTCAAATGCAAGACATCTTTGCAGCACAGGGTGGTAACGTGTCTAGTGGTGAAACAATGAATTCACAAGGCCAATCTATTCAAGTACCTAACATCCCTTCTCCACCTGCACCGTTTGAGAATATGCCAGTCATGGCTAGTGATGTTATCCCTCAGTAGGAGTTAGCTTATGTCAAGACCACCCGCGTCCAGATTAGATGCTTCTCAAGTTTTAAGACATGCGTTTGATGACGAGAGTGGCACACTAAGAGTAAACACAGAGGCAACCGTTGTTGCAGGGTCATTTGAAGTTTCTGTTGATCACCAAACTGATTCTGTTAAAATTGGTGATGGAATTAAAACAGCGGCAATTTCATCGGATAATTCTTTAAAAGTCAGCTCTGGAATAGTTAAGGATTACTTTGATTACTTTAGTGCAACACATACCGCCCTAACCTCCACATATACATACAGAGATGGGGGTGCATCTGGTAACATTGTCGCCGTAGTTAGCATAACTTACACAAACGATGATAAAAAAGAAATACAAACCTTAGAAGTGACATAATGTTTGTTTTGGCGTATGATCCCATAACAACTGAAGTTCTTTTTAAAGACGCAGCTGATCCTGTAGTGACGGCGACGTTCACAGAATTTTATGTAACAAAGGATTTAACTTTGACTCAGGGTACTGTAATTGTTTTAGGGTTTATCGAAGTGGAGCCGGACACAGTACTAACAATCGACGGTGAAGCCGTTATGGAGATTTTATAATGAGTTTGTTGGTTTTATATGAAAGAGAAACACCGGACACTCCGGAATTAGGTAAGGTTGCAATATACGCAAAGTCTGATGGGTATATTTATGCTAAAGACGATGCTGGGAGAGAAGTATTACTTTCGAATTCAAACGTTGCATTATTAGACCACTTAACTGACGCTGACCCACACCCACAATATCTCAAGGAATCTACTTCTAGAAAAATACAATATGTGACGGTAACAAGCGACCACATACAAAATAAAAAAATTATCCTTGACAATACACCAATCAATCCCCAATCTTTACAAGCCGACGTGAAAAATGGCGGCGGACCTCTTTTCTTTGGTGAAGATTTCATAGTCCAGGGGAATGAGTTTCTATGGGATGGTTTAGAATTAGACTATATCATAGAAGTAGACGATAAAATAAGAATCGTCTATGATTACCAATAAATGAAATAAACTGACAAACTATTCCTTGGGTAGAAATGGTTTCTATCCAGGGATTCGTGCGTCCTAAACTCATAAAGGAGAATTATATTATGAGTATTCAAATCAAAAAGAAGTTTATTAAGTCCCAGGTTATTGATGGGACCAAGGTACTCTTCTTAAACGATGATTCGTTTAAAGCCCTAAATTCACAAGGGCAAGAAACGGCTCTTTTTAAACTTGACGCCTTCGACAAACTTCAAATACTTCAATTACCACAGGTTTCTAGTGATCCTATTGTTGAAGCAGATCTTACACGCAAGGGTTACGTAGACACTAGTGTTGCAGCCGAGCAAGCTCGTGCAATTGCAGCAGAGGGTGCTCTCACCGACGCTATCAACAATGAAGCGGCTGCTCGTAGCTCTGCGGACTTCCAACTCGAGATGGATATCGGTGGAACTCGAAGTTCCGCTGGTCTTGAAACAGATGGGTCTTATGTTGCTCCAACTGTCTCTAATTATCTTTCTTCTGCTACTACACTTAAAGAAGCCGATTCGCTTCTTGATAGTGCAGTAAAAGCTGAAGCAGATGCTCGTGAAGCAGAGGATCTCACCCTTCTTAAGCTCGACGGAAGTCGTGCTATGGAAGGTAATCTCTCCATGGGGTCTGTTGGTGGGGATTTTGTAGACAGTGCTCAATTCATAGATAGCGTTGTTAATCCTGGCCAAAGAGCACTCTCTCTAACATTTACCTCACCATTACCTTCTTCTGGTATTTATGTGGCGGTGCCTGTTGGTGGGGATGTTGA